AACAAAGTCCTTTGCATACTTGTTGAAGATCTTGAGCGATGTACCACTCGAAGTTGCTTGTGTAATTGCTGCATTAAGTGGTGGGAAAATTTCAATGTGTGAAAGTTCACTAACACCACCTACGGCGGCACCAGATCCTAACGTAGATCCAGTAGAACCGTATCGAACAGTAAACTCTTCTGCATCAGCAGCACCACTCACACCAACAACGGTGTGTTCTCTTCTGTCATTAAACTTTAAGATGTCGCCCTTGTGTAGTTTAATATCACCACAGACACCTGTTACCGCCGCACCACTTGCTTTGAGTACCACAAAGTTTGAGTTGAGTCCAGCAGTCAGTCCGTGAAGACCGTTCGTAGAACCATCTCCATCAAAAACGTGGACTGCAATCGAGTTACCTCGTATACCGGGATACTTAGCAATGAATTGTGCGCCGGCCTGACCTCCGCCAGCATCAAACTCTCTGCGGTTTGCAACCTGCACTTGTGAACTTGACTCGGTATCTGCGTTCAACCATGTGCTATCAACTGCTCGAACGATCTGAAGGTTATTTCCATAACCTAAAAAGTTGGCAGCAGTGAACCAATATTCGTAGTTATCCTCATCTGGATCACCGAAGATCCGACGAAGAGTGTTCTCGCTATCAATTAAAATTCTTGTTTTGGCAGGGCCCCATGCGAATGGAGCAGCGAATCCAGCAGCGGTTGTTGAAACTGCTGGTACGATCTGCGAAAGATCTTTTTCTGTGACGTTAACGCCTGGACTTACTTGGAATCCCATTGTTTATTCTCCTTTAACGGCTGTTATGCTTAACGATAATATTTATGAAAATACTATTTTCGCACCATCACAAAATTACTTCTATACCTCTTATGTAGGGATTACCAGTCTTCGACAGAACGCCAAACATCACCCTGATCATCGACTTCATAGTCAACAGCGTCCCCAGTATCAATAAATCCAAAAGGTAACATCTCATCTTCAATTTGTTTCATTTTATCTTCGAATAGTTCTTTTCTGATGTCTGTGTTCATCAGATCTTTCCAGTAATCCTGACTAGTCAACCATGCAAACATCACCAATGTCATTGCCAAATCGTCGTTATGTCCATCATCTGCCTCGAATGACTGCTTCTTTGCAACAAAGGAAGTCATCTCTGCTATGGTATTGAAGTCTTCAACCAGTAACTGATCACCCTCAACAAGACTTTTGAGTGTAGCACACCCCACACGTTTAGTGACAGTGGTTTGTCTGATACCCATGATCGACTCACCTTGACCGAATCCACCACTCAGAACCTGACCCTTTCGTCCCTTCACTGTACACATGAGAATGTTATCATATTCAAGATCGGCATGTAAGATGTCTGCAACCTGTCCACCAATGTCGTTCACCTCGATAAACACATGTGCTGTATTATATTTTTTACCAACGGCATTTATTATGTTGGGATAAAGCATAGGTGCGATTGTGTTGTTTCTGAAAGTCGCAACTACTGTGTATGGCATTTGTGTTGTATCAAACACACTGAATGCACTGTAGTCATTTCCCATACCTCTTGCGGTATCTACCGTCATTACATAGTGGTGATCTTGTTTCGGTTCTTCATATACAAGAAGTCCTTCTCCATCATCATACACGGGTTCCTTGTATGACATCGATTTTAATTTAGATGTCGATATCAACGTGTGGACAGAACCAATGAAGTCACATTCGAACTCAGTTGCAAACTGTTCTTGAGATGTGTTTGATATTGTCTGTTGTTTCCATTTTTCATCTCGTCCTGGCACGGCAGACCAGTGTACCTCTATAGGAACATATTCATTCCTACCATTCTCTGCGTCAGTCCAGAACTTGTAAAACATGTTAAGTCCCTTGGGCGTCGATACCATGAGGACTTTGGTGGTTTTACCAGATGAGATGGTTGGGTATACCGAACTAAAAAACTCACCCGCTACGTTCTCTGGGACGTATGCAAACTCGTCTAGGAAGATCATGTTGAACGATCCACCACGAACCGCACTCGATGATGTTGCAGATGCGAGGATCTTCGAACCATTCTCCAGTTCAATTGATCCCTTGTTCCATTCAATGATACCTTGCTGCATCCACTTAGGTAAATACTCATATGCCAGTTTCAACCGAGACAGAAGTTCGCGTGCAGTTGCGAGTTTGTTTGCTAGAATGGCAACAGAGACACTCTGGTTGAAGAGTGTGTAGTGTAGCAGATAGGAAATCATAGTTGTTGATTTACCTGTCTGCCGAGGCAGTTTAGCAATCACGAATCGGTTGTTGTGAACTTTATCTACGATGTCCTCTTGAAAGTCCCACATCTCGAACGGCACAAGACCCTCGTCGAGAGAGACAATCTTGATATAGTTTTTGATGAAGTAGATTGGATCAGAGGCACATTTCAAATATTCTTGAACCTGATCTTCGGTGAACTCTACAGGAACATCTGCTGCCTTGAGATTATGGTTGCCGAGATATTTTTCACTCATGATCTATAAACTTTGTTGTACTCCGACTATCATTGATCATGTCCAACAGTTCTTTAGTTGAACCAACATAAATCGAATTGTTTGTGGTGTTCTTCACGTTGTTGGTTGTCTTGTCTTTCTTGATGTCACCCATTCGCTTGTGTAGATCTACCAGATCTTTGTTTGCTTCCGAGACGACTTTGATCATCTGTGCTGCAACTTCGTATGCTCGGGGTGATTCGCCCTCTGATGCAACAGCAAGAATACCATCAATGGCACCTGTGCCTGTATTGATCAGTTCTTTTAGATTATTCCTTACCAATCTATAGTCAACATCTTCATCACCTTTCGGGACATCCGTGGTGATCTCTGTTGGTTGGTGTGGAACTATGTCTTGGGTTTCGGCATCAGGATCGAAGTTGATATTCAATGCTTCTGATATCTTTTCATCTGAATTGTCTTTACTCATGATTAATTACTCCATTCAATATGTATTACCTTGCGAGTCGATCGGTGGTCCAGCAGTCGATCCGGTTGCACCGAAGACATAGATGTTGGTTTCTGCTGTATACCCAGTGACAGTACCTGTTGCACCAGAAAGTCCGACATCAACGCGGGACAACGCACCTGTCGCGCCCTGAGAGGTTGCCCCAGTGGGTCCGTAAATCCAATCGTTTAGTCCATCGTTGAAGAATACAGTCTTTGTTTGTCGGATAACCGAAGAGTTCTTCGTTGGACCAAAGCAGAAAGATTTTGCTGTGAAGTCGAAGTTTATCTGGATGTTTCTTCTCGAATCAAAATCACCCTCGTAGTCCTCGACAATAGACACATTATTGAGAATAATAGGAACATCTAATTTGTCATATAAATCTGTGAAGTTGATTGAGACTGTAAACTCTGGAGTAAAGTAAGGCAGAATCTGTTCCATGATCTGCAAACCATCATCCATGTTTCGTGTAAACGCAGAGACAGCAAAGTTAAAGTTATATGGAACTTCCGCAAACGCATAATCGAGAGTAGATCCGGCACCAGTTTGAGTTGACTGTCTGCTCTTCGATAATGTGTTTCTTTTCCGTGTTGGATCATATGATACATCAGTGATCTCAAATCCAATTCTTGGTAAAGTGATTTCCGCCTTAGCAGAATCGCTCAAAGAATTGAAGTTGTTTAGTCGTGTGAGAAATTTTTCCTTTGGTCCGTATGATAAAGGAACCCGGATACGTTCTACTTCTGCACCTGAAGAATCACTCCGTGCAATAACAATGTCATTGAATAACGATCCGAACGCCACTACGGTTTTTCTTACGGAACTATTATAGAAATGTGTAAACATTAATAGTTACCCTCCGAGAACGGATCATTCTCTGTGAAGTCAAAGATAGAATCCTTATCTAATTCAAATTCTATCGACTCATTATCTCCGTCACTACCACCAGTAACACCTTGTGGAATCACTGTTGTCGTGGTTTCCTGTGAGTTCATTGTATAATTGGTTCCAGTTGTTCTTCCGATGACATTCTGTGAGTTGGAGAATGTTCCCGAGATACCCACAATAGAAAGCAACTTCGTGGATAGTGTCCAGTCCGTAACCTTGGCAAGTGCCGTCTCTGATCCAACAGAACCCTGATAAACTTCTTCTCCGATACGATAGTCTTGTCCTGCGTTAAGAGTACCCATTGTGAGTTCAATCTCAAAGTCCTGTCTATCATCTTCGAGGGCATCAATATCTGAATATCCAGTATCGATTTCTTCGTGACTGTAGACGAACAGTTCGCATGAGACTTTATATGTGTGGAGTTTACCTAACTGATAGAATGGATTTTCGTGTTCAACAAACTTAATTTCAAACAAACCCTTCGAGAGTGGGAAGTAAATTAAATCACCTTCTCGGGGTTTCTGAATTGGTGCCTCGTTTACTGTGACGACTTGTTCAAATCGTTTCTTGGCAAAGACAAGACTTACACTGTCTCGTATTTCAAGTCCAAACTTAGAAACAAAGTCGCCGTCTCCTTCAAATCCATCTGCACTTTCAATATACATTTCGAGCGAGTACCCATCGTCAAACTTTGACTGGGTGTCTTCACCGAATAGTTTATCTTCGTTCATCAGAGTTCGGGGTATATACACCATATCCTCACCGTGCATTTTGATTGCCTCCACGGTGAGATCTTCAATGAGTCTCTGCTCACTCCCGATGTTTCGTCTGAAATAAGAATTCTTTGCCATTTTATCCTACCATAAAATCTGGTGGTAACTCGTACTTGAGTTGAACTTCTTCTTCTATCTTTGTAATTTCTTCTTGTCCCTGAGAGTATAACTCTGCACCATTATATGAAAGACCACCGGGAAGTGTGATGTTCTGGAACTTGGATAAGTTCATTCCCCACTGTCTTTTGATTAGTGATGTGACATACTCTTTCAGAAGTCTATCATTATAGATTTCTGTGTATGTGTTTGGATCTAGAATGGAGTATGCTTCGATTACGACAAAATCACCAACAGAAAAATTCTCAGACCAGTCAGTATCGATCAGTAGTTTATTTGTAACTCTGGAGAATCGAACTGCCTTTTCTGGATCTAACATCTGCTGAATAAGTGCCAGGTGTCTCTTTGTAATATCATACTGTGCCAGATTTCCCATACCAGTACGCACTCCATAGAAATCGTTGAGTGCCATTTGATATCGAACATCAAACATGTTTACGCTGTTGTTTCCCTGTTCGAATATTCTTGTTACACTGATAACAGAGGAATCGACTTGATTCATATCAATATATTCGTTTGTCATATCGTCTGATGTTAACTGATGCTTATAAAATTGTTTCTGCACACCATCAAAATGGTATTCTGCAAAGAATTGAAGTGCATCGTCAAGTCTATCTTCTACCTGTGCGTCATCAACATTGATCTCGATCACAGGATCCCCGAGTCTCCTCAGAGCATAGTCCTTCAGTTGTTGTCTCGTTGCTGGTTGTGCCATCTAAAATGCTCCTCTTCTTTTTATATGTATGATTTCTAGTGCATTTTCTAATGGCAGTTCCTTCACCGCCTCTTGGTTTTCTAAACTTTTTTGAACATCTATTTTTGTTTACCAAGGAAATTTCGTACCTTTCTGATCCTTTCTGACTCGATCCGGGCCTCGTCGTCATAGATCTTTTTGTAATTTTTAAACTCGTTCAATCTCGAAATAAAACGATCCCCATCTTCCCAAGGAATAGGAAGGGGGATTATTGTAGAACCATTACTTTGGTAATGCTCTTGGTTCTGAATATAGACTCTGGTTCTTTGATCTTTTGGTGGATCATAGTCCGGTTCTAGTTTTTTAAAAAGTTGAAAATCTATCGATTCGTTGTTTATTATAATTCTATCTTCATCTACATTATGAATAAATCTGTTCATCTATTTTTCCGTCATTTTGTACTAAATCCATAACCACTACCAGTAGAAGTTGCAGGTATAAGTGATACATATGTGCCTTTACTCAGGACTAGTTCTGTTCCGTTTGCAAGGGTAGTTACTCTTGCATCAAGAATTGTTTTGCCGTCTGTAAGTGCTGTTATGATATTAATTTTGTCTACTCCTGACTTCTCTTCTGATTCGTTCCGTCTTTTATATTCTGTAAGATCTCCCCAGAGACGGATGACTTCTGTTCCTGTAAACTTAACGGGATCACCTTCTGCATTTTCGATAGAGTATGAACCACAAGATCCACTCGAAGTTCCTGCATTAATCGAAGTAACCAATTCACCCAATGGGCCCATTGCTTCTGGTCTAGGAACAAACGAGAATGAACCACCACCTGTTGATCCCGTGTGTGTTTCACCGGCGGGACCAAAGTATCCTGTCGTGCCACTAAATCCACCACAAGAACCATCCCCAAAGAATAATGTACAAAACCCATTATCCGAAGATCCGGTAGGACCTGGGTTGTGTGTCTGTCCATAAATTCTTGCGTATGTAAGATCTTCTGTATCAGACTCTAGTGTATTTCTAATGATACCTTGGTATGTGCTGATATCCACTATGTCAAGACCACCACTTCCTCCAGCACCAGAGTTTCCTCCTGTTGATTGTACTGCATAGTGAGCAGCACATGACATTCCCGTAATGAATCCACCGCCGATAGTTGGATAATCATAACCACCAGTTCCGGTTGTGTTTCTCAAGAACAATCTCTTCTTGGTAGTATTCCAGATAGTAACGATACCTTCATAGAACTCTCTATTGTTCAAATGTGGATTATTACCAGACTGAACATCAAACAATGAACACCCAGATGTTCCTCTTGATGGAATGTAATATGCATATCCTGGTCGCCAAATTTCGTCACCAAGGCCTGTTGTCGCTCCCGTAAGAGCAGTACCCTTTTGGTATGTCGTATTGAGAATCGCAGCACTTGCTCCAGCAGTTAATACTGTTCCGGATGTACAACCAATCACAAATTCATCTATAAATCCACCCCAGTTGTCACGATGATCGTCTGATCCGTTTGGATCGAACTTACCACCAAACACAAACGGGTGTGGGTTTAACTTGATACCACCACCGTTTGTTGATTGGTTTACAGTTCGCACTCCGTTGACGTATGCTGTGACGGTTGATCCTGCGGCAGAGTTTCTGTACGCTACTGCAATATGATGCCACTTTTGAAATGGAATGTTCGCACCACTTGTTGGTCCTGTTGCATTGTTTGTCACTGTGGTGATTGTTACATTATTCACCAATCCGGTGACTGATGTATCAGCAGCATCAGACCAATGGAATTTAACGGATGATCCTTCTTGATTGAGCAAGAAACAGTCACCACTACCACCAGTAAAACCTCCAGTTGGTCCTGTTGTTCCGCTTTCTGGTCCAGTGTATCCCTGAGTGGCCGAGGTATCAAGTTTTGCCAAGATCGTACCATTAGGTAAACTCGGGGATTGGAACCAAACCCACCCACTAAGTAACCAGTTGTCTAGGGTTGATCCGTTATGACCACCTCTGGATGGAAGGACTATTTGTCCACCGTTTCCGGAAAAGTAAATACTTTCTTTTGCACAACTAAGTGTAACACCATTCCATTTGCCCTGCGATCCAGAAGATGGTTGACCATACTCCGGTTTGAATGTTCTTGGCGGAAATTCGAGGACTCTCGATCTGGTGTGGGCCCGAATCTTGTCAAGTTCTACTCGTTCGTCGTGAGAAAATTCACCACACCCAACTATTGCATTGTAATACCAACCATCGTCACCACAACCACCAGAGGAAGCAGATCGCTGTGCTGGAATTTTAACTGTTCCTCTGGGATCGAATCCTTGAACTTCCTCGTTGTTTGTGTTTAGTTTGTCGAACAACTCCTTATCCATAGTGAAAATCTCATACGCTCCTTTGGAACGATAGCGTGATGAATTATCATTTTCTTTTAATATGTCTACGATTCTACCATCTGTAGAATCGATGACTATTTGGATTTTGGTGTTGTTGGTTATCGACATGTATTACCCTTAGTTTATGATGCGCCGCTTGTTGTTGGTGGTTCTATATGAGACGTTGAATCGACTGCCCAATCATCAGCATTATTGGGTGTGACATTACCAACTTCTAACTCAATGATTCCTGTCTTATTTATGAATGAACCCAAGTTAGATTGTCCATGTGCGGTTGACATTCCGGCATAAATTTGGTTTGCTGTTGTGATGGTTGCAACCGTTGTGCCTGATGAGATTGTTCTTGAGATTGCAGAGGTCGCTTTTTCACAGTTAATGATAGAATCATTTCGTGCGATAAAGTTATACTCGGCATTGTCTGTTGCATACGCCATCTGTGCTTGGATATTTGAGTTTTGTCTAGCAGTGTATCCGCCTCGGGTTCTCTGTGCAGAGGAATTCCTAGCATTGATACTACTGTTCTCTCTCGAAAGGAAACCTGGTCCTGCACATCCCCTAACAAACGATAGGTTGGCATCGATTAATGAGTTTTCCATTGCAACGAAACCGCCATTTCTCAGAAGAGAAACATAACATCTTGGAGCATCGATTGATGAGTTGTTATGTGATAAGAAACCAATTCCCATAGGATGATCGACTAGTCTATACGTTGTCTCATCTGGTGGTTCTACGTTATTACATGGTCTTGTACAAGTGAATTCATTATCTGTACCGGGAGGACAGATACATTCTCCATCTGGACAGTTAGTACATTCTTGGAACAGACCTGGGATTCCTTCACACGGCGTTCCAAATCCCGAACATGTATTCTCATCATTCTTACAGAAACACGGTTTACCATCTGTATCAGTTGCATCACAACAACATCCACTACCTTGACAGTCGATGGCCTGTGTACAATCTACACCACAACATGTTCCATCCTCTCCTGTACATTCGCAACCATCTGGATCTGCACAGCATGGGTCGCCTGGATTACAAGTACAGAAACAATCGTCTGGATTACCACACTGAACACACCACGAACAGAAATCGCCATCGCCTGGATCCGGCGCACATCCTGATTGACATGGTTCGTCGTCGCATGGATCGTCTACTGGTGGATCGCCGTCGCCGGGATTGTCGGGCGGATCAACATCATCCTCATCATCATCACAGTCACCTCCATCACACCCGTTCGCAGGATCACATGCATAATCCGAACAGTTGCTACAACAGAAGTTTTCACATATACCACCACTGCTTGCACAACCATTTTCACAATCTGTGCAGTTTACGCAATTTGTACAAAAAAGATCTCCAGGTCCAAAGAATCCTCCATCACCCGTTGAAATGAAGTCGAATGGATCACCAAAGAATCCCGGAGGGTAACATACTCCACCTGCTAGATCCTCGTCAGCAGAATTACACTCACCATCTGGTTCATATGTACTGGCAAGACTATTTTCTGGTAAGACACCCTGTCCAACCCCGTAAAGAAATCCACCCGAAGATATAATTCTATTGGGTGAAGATTCGTTTGTTGATACATCTCTGAAACCTAAACCAACTACTGGCCAGATTGATTGGAGATAAATTTGATTTCCTGTGTTTAATGGGTAGTAATTATACAGATCAAAAACAGGATCTATCATCCTGTTATATGGATCTTTGAATGAGTTCCAAACACACTTTGTCGTTACTGATACACCATCATCTAGGTTAATCGACAGGTAATCTCCTGACATCAATTCAGAAGCATCAGAACCGACGTTATCAAGATCAATTGTTAGTGGACTATATCCACCAGATCCGACTGTAGTGTTTGTAGTTCTAATTATAGAATTGTTATTCGCAACAATCCCCACAACATCACACCCAGTTATTGTGCCATTTTTACACGATACTGTAGAGTTGTTTTCTGCTACCACTCCGAATGAACAATCCGAAATTGCAAGTCCGTCCAGATTAATAGTTGAGTTTGTATGTGCTGCTACACCGGCATACCAACCAGATATTCCTATGTTATCACAGACTCCATTTCCTATTGATGAATTTTTAAATGCAAGAATTGCTTCACCATTAGATGCCGCAGGATCCATCTCATTGAAGTGCTTGAACCTAACATCTCCTTGAAAAACAAGATTGCTAATTCCATGAAGACTACTATTTGGTTTAAGAACCAATCCCTTAGTAGCGTGTCTTCTTCCGTGTGCATCAGATCTTTTAAATCTGAAAATACTCTTCATAACTTTAGCAGAAATTGCATGATCAGAAACTACAGTTCCTATGGAAGTATCGATTCCTGTGGTTGCCAGTGTTCCATATTTTCCGGTAGGATCGCCAGTCTCTGAATTATTAAAAGATTTATATCCACCAACATAGATGTCATCGTTTACGGAAATATCACCGCTGTTTGTGATTTGAGACTTTGCTACTTTGTGTAGGAAATTTTTTCCACGCGATCTAAATGTTACTGTATTATCTGTTGTGTTTACTGCGATAATCTCATAACATCCAAGAACATTTGTTCTAGCATCACCGGGATTTGGTCCAGTGAGTCCTTCCGAACCTAATGAACCATCTTTACCTGTAGGATAATACCTTTGCGATCCACTCGTCTGATCTCGGAAGAGGATATAATCGCCAACCTCAACACCAGCAGTG